GCGGGTTTCAAGGTCGAGACTCATCAGAATGCCAGTACGTTGGTATCGACCGTTGCGAATTGCGCCAATAGCGCCAGCAGTTCATTCGTCGCGCCCTGGTATTCGTTGTAAATGTCGATCATGTTTTGAGCATCCAATGCACTGAAATCATAGGCCTTGCTTTCCGCCTCTACGACGAACGAGACGACCATCGCAATGCCGCCGGTGCGCGTGGCGGAATAACTCCCCGGCATGATGTTGCAGGCATGCTGCGCAGTGCCGAATCCACTATCGAGCGGCATGTCGAACGTGATTGCGCCTTTTTTGATGATGTGGGTAAAGAACGCAATCCACACTGAGAACTGCAATTTGTCCAGGATCAGCGTTACATTGAACTTTTGCAGCCCGCGATCATAATCAAGCCCGTAGCGCGCAGCCCCGCCGGCAACCTCGGTGCGCAGCACGCCGCCGGGGCCGTCATGCGAATAGGCGGCGACGGTTGGGATGAAGCTGTTTGGCAATGTTGGCATTGGTTTCCCTTACTTCTGATATTGCTTATAGTCAATGGGCGCATAAATCATAAGCGCCGCCGCTGCACGCCAAAGTTATCGTGCATGGCTTTGCTCCCCTTGCTGTTCGGCTGGTACAAGTCTGCAATAGTCGCTTTCTTCGCGTCCTCCACGATCAAGGCCCACTCATCAGGCGCAATCCTGCGGCTTTCTACGACTCGCTGTTGCGTGCCGTTGCTGATAAGAGTTAGCTTGAAATCTCCGCTGCCTCCATTACCGCCCCGCGTAGCCAGGCCACGAATCACATCGGCTTGCGCTTTTGGTAGGACCATCTCTTTTTCGTGCAGTTGTGTCATCGGGTTCTTGCCGGCTGGGATATCGTAGCCACCCTCGGCGGATGCGATGGCCGTTCCAGCCACCAGTCCAGCCGTTGCATAACCCATTGCGCGAGTCATCGCCGCATACGCCGCGCCAGAAGCTGCGCCTGCCGCAATAATGGCAGGGCCAGCAGGGCCAGACACGGCAGCAGTTGCTGCCGCCGCCGCGATCATGCCGGCCTCCGCCGCCGCCGCTGCGACTTCCGTATTAACGATAATCGTGGCCACTTGGATTGCTTTTTGTGCGAAGAACATCGCTTTACCAAGTGCGGTTTGTTCCATCCCAGCGGATTTAAGCGCGTCGTACAGTTCGCCGGCAGATGATTGAGCAAGCCCAAGCATATTTTGCGCAGTTGATAGTTGCATGCTAGTCATTGCGTTAGCATGACGGCGGTTCTCTTCTTCTATCCGAAGGTTGCCCGATGCGATGTTTTCAAATTTAACATCTTGATATGCCTGCAAATCCTTAATTTCATTGGCATGCCGCTCGTTCTCAACTTCGCCCGGCGTGCGCTGGTCGCGTCCGATCTGATCGCCCCTTGCCTGAGTCGAAATCTTGTTGACCGTCGCCGACTGTGCCGCGCCGGCCTTTCGGTACGCTGCGATGGATTCATCGGTGATTGCGCCCTTTTCCTTGGCTGCGCGGATCTTCTCTTCGATGTCCAGTTCGATGCGGCGCGCATTCGTCAGTTTTTCAATTTCCAGCGCCGATTTGCCGTGTAGGTCGATTTCAAACTTCATTTGACCGGCGTTGATATCTTGCTGGCGCGACCAGTCGATCATCGTTTTATTCAGTTCGCTTTGCGCCTTCGATAAATCAAGGGTAAGCAGCTTGCCGTCATTTGCCGAATCTTGTATTGCTTTTGATTTTTTCGCGCGCAACTCATCAATCTTGTTTTGCGCGCTGGCTTTTTCTGTCAGTTTATTAGTGGCGGCCTGATACCGCTCTGCCTCTGCGATTTCAGCATCGTATGATTTAATGGCAATACTTAAGCCAGATTCAAGCGATTTCTTGCGGTAATCGTTGTACATCTCCAGATTGATCTGATCCTGCTCGCGCAGGATGGCGACATACTTATTGCCAAATTCAAGCTCAGATTGCTCTTTTGCCAAAGCGGACTCAAGAGCCTTCAGGCGCCCTTCGAATTGCTTCTTGGCCGGATCGTCAGTAGTGTCACGTGCGGATGAGGCCAACCTTGGCGCGTTCGGCTTCGGCTTGTCCTTGGCATCAAACGCTGAATCGGAAAAATGTGGCGCGATAACCGGAGGCGTGCGATCCAGGATGTCAGCGATGAATTTGTCGTGCTCCTTGCGCGCCAGCTCGGCATCTTCCTTCATTGCTGTGCTAATTGCGTTAAATCCTTTGAAGTCGGCGTGCGCAAGGGCAGCCAACTGTGCCGCCAATCCGCCGATTTCTGTACCGGCTGCCTTGAACATGTAGGCCACTTCAGAACCAACAACCACAAATGTCTCAAGCACCGTCCTGACTATGTTTGACGCCAGCGCGAATTTATCTGATTGTTCGGCAGCGCCCAATGTTTCATCGGCCACTTTTTGCAAAATAGGCAGCACGGCACTTGCCATTGCGTTGGCAAATCCTTTTTGCTGCAGCGCCAGCTTGCCCATCGTGTCGTTGAAATTGTCCGAGGCGTTGGACAACTCAGTGGTTGAATTGCTGTATTTCTTCGCGTAGGCGATGTTTTCCCGCATCGCGTCGCCGCCGTCATTCAGCAACGGGATCATGTCGGCGCCGGACTTGCCGAATAGCTTGAGAGCGATTGCGGCCTTTTCCGGACCGTCTTGGTACTTGGCGAACTGGTCGGCCAACTCAGCCATCACGACATCGGCCTTTTTCAGGTTGCCAGACGCATCCAGCACGTCAACGCCGAGCGCGGCAAACGCTGCACTGGTATCTTTGTTGCCGCCCGCCGCCTCTGATATCGCCTTGTTCAGTTTGCCGGCAGCACCTACCATCGTTTCAAGACTGCCGCCAGCCTGCCCAGCGGCAAAGCCCAGTCCGCTCAATGATTCGACCGCGATGCCGGTCTTTTGCGACATATCACGCAGATTGTCGGCGGCATCAATCGCCCCCTTGACGAGCATGGCAAGTCCGCCGACTGATGCACCCATGCCCAGTGCGGCGAGCGCGGTCTGTGCGATGTTGGTCGCGCCTTGAATCTGCCGCATGGCCTGCTCAGTCCGCTGGCCAGCCCGAGCAATATCCTGCATGAAACGCGTAATATCCGCTTCCAACCTGACGGCCAGCGATCCGAGATTTGCCATGCTTTACCCATTAAGCCGCATGGCGACCGCTGCCGGCGCGTCCAGCGAGGCGGCAGACTTGGCTTGCAGCGCGGCCATGTCTTCGGCGGTGAACAGGCGTGCGCCGGATTCATCGACGATCGTGGCCGCCAGCAACGCGGCAGAGAATTGACCGACCGGAATGCCGCCTTCGGATGCAATCGCCGTACGGAACTCGTCACGCTCGATGCCGGTCATGGTGCGCACACGGACGGTGCCGCCCCATTGCGGGACCTGTACGTCTTCATGCTTCAGATCGGATGCAGCGAGGATGGCGGATTTGCTGAGTAAGCCCATCATCAGCTCCACACCACAGCGCCGGTGATTTTGGTGTCAACGGAGCCTTTCAGCAACGTATTCGTGCCACCAGCAACCGGGACCGACTTGACCAGGACATTGAACGTGGCGACCACCGCATCAGGAAACACGAGCTTCATCCCAGTAACCGCCCCACTGGTACGCGCCGCACGGATCGCCAATTGCCCGTTGTCGGTATGGAGTGTCTTGGCTTCGTAGCCGAACTTGCCGTTGTCTACCAGTCCGCTGATATATTCCATCGCTACACTGTCCAGGTCGGTCGTGTCGATGTCGCTGGCCGAACCATCGAGGCCGGAAAACGAAATAATGCCATTGATTTTCGTGTATGTGGCCGGCGTTGCAGTGCCGCCCGAGGTATAGGTCAATCCGGTCGAGTTGTAGTCCAGCAACGCGAACGTGTCCGCTGTTTTATTGGAGACGACGTGCGAGGTGTTGTTCAGTGTCGAACTCATCGTTCCGGCAACGGCTGCAATGGTCACAACATCGCCATTACTCAATCCGTGCGCCACACTGGTGACGATGGCCGGGTTGCCGACAGATATCCCTGTAATGGTTTTTGCGCCGCCGGTGCCGGTGGCAATGGATAACGTGCTGCCTTGCGCGCTGATGCCGCTCATAGTGGTTCCTTTAAATGAAAAAAAGCCGCACAAGGCGGCGATAATTGATGCTGAGTTGGTTAAGCGCTGAGGCTCAGCCGGTCGGTGCAATACTGGATGCTGTAACGGGTGGTCATCATGCAGGCCTGGCTGTCGGCATTGGAAAATACCGGGGCATTCGTTCCCATCTCTTGCATTTGGATGAGGTTGGCGGCCTGGTACGCCATGATTACAGGATGGGCGACCGCCATCACATCATCTGCGACCTGATCAGGCACATCACTCCTTGAAATGACGCTGACCAGAATTTCGCATGTCCGGTAGGTATCATCACCCAGCGTGTTTTCGAGATCCTCCGCACCACGGTGCACTACCAGCACCGGGCTTTCCTCGCGGCTGAATGCAATGGAAATCGAGCGCTCGACCTTGGCCGGAAACCCTGTTACCGCCGCCAGCGCGGCGATCATCCCCTGGATATAGCTTTCACGTAACGTCATGGTGTGACCTTTTCAAGCAGGGCAATAAAGAACGTGCCATTCCCTTTGGCTGTTGGTGTTTGTCGCACCTTGTATTCAAAGCCATCGATCTGCAACGCATAGCCGCGCTTGAGCTCCACGTCGGCGCCCTGGTATTCAATGCTGTAGTCCGTGTTGTGGACCATCCCATCGAGCACGACCTGGTCCGGACGCCGGAACTCCGCATCGAATGTGATTGCCGGTCCGGAGACCGGCTGATAAATTGCCGAGTCCAGCATCCCGGATCGCTTGAATGCCGGCCAGAATCGTGATGTGTCCCATCCCATGTGCAATCAGGCGGGCTACCCCGCCTGTCCTGTTCTTATGGAAGGATGACGCCGCGGATCCGCAGCTCGGCCAGCAGGGTGTTGAACTTGGCCTTGGTGGCATTCGCCAGCGCTTCGGCGGTCGCAAGGTCAGTCGCATCAGCCGTTGCAATATCGGCAATGGCCGCTTGCGGGCCTTCCGTGCTGGATGGCGCCGCACCATTCAAGCGCACATTGCCGGTACTGGACGGGTTCGCGGCGACGGCGGTCGCCGTTCCGATCAAGAAGCCCACTGTGCCATCGGTGTCGCAGCGCTTGTTAGTGTTGTCCCAATAGACCTTCTGGCCCAAGGTCCACGCTTGGGCGGCACTGCAACGCCGGCCACATACACGAAAATCAATGGCATTATTTCGTTT